GATGACTGGTGAGAACATTATCCAACTTTTATCAGTCGAGGGAATGGCGGAAGACAGTCCGCTTGATACGATTGCAAAGGTTGAATGAAAACGGTCAGACGATATGTGAGTACTGCGGCAAGCCAATCGTAAAAGACTATGATTGCATCGGACATCACATGGAGCATCTGACGGAGGAGAACGTAAACGATGTCATGGTGTCACTGAATCCGGACAACATTCAGCTTGTGCATCATGTTTGTCACAATCGAATACACGAGAAGTTAGGCTCGAAGGAGCGTCAGGTCTATCTCGTGTATGGTCCGCCGCTTGCAGGAAAAAGGACGTATGTTGATAAGGCGATGAACAAAGGAGACTTGATAGTCGATATTGATTCAATTTGGGAGTGCGTCTCAGGACTTTCGCGATATGAGAAACCACCAAGACTAAAAGCGGTTGTATTTGCAATGCATAAAGCACTAGTTGAATCTGTGCGGTACCGTCAAGGAAAGTGGTCGAATGCATACATTATCGGCGGCTATCCTCTGCAAGGTGAAAGAGAGCGCCTTGCGAAAGAGTTAGGGGCGCGAGAGATACTTGTAAGGGCTACAAAGGAAGAGTGTCTCAACCGCTTAGAAGTGTCGGAGGACGCGAGAAACAAAACTGACTGGACACGATTTATTGAAGAATGGTTTGAAAGATATGCCCCCCCTCTTGATGAAAATTAGAGGTCGCGGGGCAACTGTGAAGGGGGACACTCCTTTCGCAGAAAGCCAATTTTTGAGATTTTTGAAAAATGAAATTTGAGGTGATGACAAGTTGAAAAATGTAATCACATTAGATACAGAGGAGGGGCTGGTTCCGGAGCTGAATGTGATATCGACGGCAGAAAATGCTATTTATTTTCGCATATATAACCCAGGAACGTCGGCAAAGTTAGAAGTATATTATGGATGCGACTACAAAAAGACTTTGTCGGTTACAACAAAAGATATCCAGATACCAACCGAGTATGTATCGGACGCCGGGATGATACATGTCAGGTATGTGGATTCCGCGATTGAATCGAAATTTGTGCACATCTTAGGCAACGAAAATCTGTACAAGGAATTGAAACTTGAAAAAAGAACGACGTTCCTCTATAGTTGCGCCGGCGCAAAAAAGACAGAGCTGAAAGTGAAAGAAATCACTCTGGACGAATATCTGGACGTGTTGAGCAAGAATCCGGTAACAAATGCAGCAATAACAGCGGCAATATCGGAGGTACAGACGGCTCTTATTGATATTAAAAGCAAAACGGAGACAGACGTCGAACGATGCAAACAGTTACGAGATGATACCAAAGCATTAAATGACGAGTTTGTGAAAAAACTTGCCTCCGGAGAGTACAAAGGAGAAAGGGGTATCCAAGGAGAACGAGGACTACAAGGAGTCGAAGGCGTTCAGGGGCCACAAGGAGTACCGGGCATCCAAGGACCGCCGGGAAAGCAAGGAGAACGAGGAGACAGCGGGATTATAACGACAATAAACGGTTTTTATGCATTGACCGGAGACAAAGACGGCAATTTGTACGCGCTATGTGCGGACGATGATAACCCACCACAATTCGAGACGGATAATGAAGGAAATGTTTATGTCATCCTGCCAGATGAGTAAGAAAGGAGGTGTCAACGATGGCAAAAGTTTTGATTGGGAAATTCAAAGGACCGAAAGGCGATCCGGGAGATGAAGGGCCACAAGGAGTACCGGGCATCCAAGGACCACCGGGACCGGCCGGAGAAAGCGGAGCAAGTTATGAAGCCGGCACTTTTACCGGGATACTGAGTAATAGCAGTAATTCAAATATAGCCAGCGCAAAGGGAATATACAAAAAGATAGAAAGCTTAGTATATATTTACGTCGCGATAACAAATATGACAGGAAAAGTACCAAACAAACTCAGAGGCCTACCATTTGTTACGGCGGGACCACTGTCGATAAGTAACAAATCCGAGTTGCTTATTTATGACGCGACGAAGGAAAAAATAGCAAGAGCGACGCAAACCTCCAAAACCGATGAGGTAATACTTAATGCGGATGATGTGTCAGGTATGGGAGGTGTCGAACTGTGGGGCTGGTATCACGTATAGAAAAGGAGGATGAATATGGAAGTCAAAGAAAAGAAGACGGTAGATATGCTGACGCCGGACGGAGTCAGCATCATGACATCACAGCTTGTATCGCTTGACGGCGAGATGGTACAGATTGGCGACCCACATCGCCGGGCGTATGCTAATTCGTTATCCGGACGAAAGGAAATTCAGGAAAACGAGCCGGAAGATGTCACACAGGCGGTATTTGCCATTTGGGGAGATTCGCCGACAATCGCGGATGATGTCGGGGAAGACGATACCAAGGAGTAATTGCTATGGAGAGAAAAGAAGAGATTGCCGAACTGTGCAAGGACAGAGCGGAAGCAGCCGACCTTGTTGAGGAAATACTTTTTCTGGAGTCAAAATTGACGGAGTTGAAAAAACTCCCGTTTTACAAAGTACACCCAACTGACAACTGCAAACAAAAAGTACTTCCGGCGGCAAAACTCTATAAGGAAATGCTCCAGCAGTATACAAATTGTCTAAAACTGCTCCTGAACTTCGTGGATGATGCAAATACCGATGAAGAGTCACCACTGCGAAAATGGATAGCGGAAAGGGGCAAGAAATTTGTTAATAAAGGAGAGGAAAATATGGACACCAGATGATTCTTTTTTACTAAAGTATCGGGAAGAAATTGAGAGTGGGAAAATCATAGCCGGATGGGAACTCCGTCAGGAACTAACCAATCTAAAAGAAGACTTCTCGAACGATGAGTACTTTTACAACACAGACGCTGCACTACTTCGGATGGATTTTATGGAGAACTGTGTAAAACTGACGAAATCACCTTTTTACGGTCAGCCGATGGTGTTGATGCTGTGGCAAAAGGCTTTTATAGAAGCCGTGTACTCGTTCAAAATGTCAGAAGAGTCACTCGAGAGAGGAATGATGATTGACCGTTTCAAAAAAATTCTGCTGCTGATCGCCAGAAAGAACACCAAAAGCGAAACGTGTTCGGCGATTGCAGTGACAGAGTTGTTTGTCGGGAACGAGGGTGCCGATATTGTATGCTCCTCGAACGACGACAATCAGGCATCTATCACATATGACGCAATAGATACCATGCGTCAGCTGATCGACCCACGCGACCTCGATTCAAAGAAAAATCAAAGATTCATCCGAAACAAAAGCACCAACTCGAAAGTTTTCAAATTGTCGGACAGAACCAAAAACAAAGAGGGGCGCAACATTGACTTTGCAATAGTCGACGAGACGCACGAGATGAAAACAAATGTTATCGGCAAGTCAATCGAGCAATCGCAGTCTTTGAAAGACAATCCAAAGTTTGTAGACATAACAACCGAGGGGTTTGTGCAGGAAGGTTACCTGGATGATGAACTTGAAAAGGGACGCGGGGTGATAAACGGCGAAGATGACACGAAAGCGGGAAAAAGATTACTGCCGTGGCTATACACACAGGACAGCGAGCAGGAAGTTTTTACGAATCCGAAATCGTGGATGAAATCGAATCCGACACTGGGCGTTATCAAGAAAGTATCCTACCTAGAAGAGCAGGTGGAACTTGCGAAAAAGTCAAAGGGCGACAGAATTTTTGTACTAGCGAAAGATTTTAACATCAAACAAAACTCGGTAGAAATGTGGCTCAATCTCGAAGATTACAACTTCGATGCGACTTACGATTTGGAAGAATTTCGCGGAGCTCCGTGTTTAGGAGCGGTTGACTTGGCCGAGACAATGGATTTGTGTTGTGCGAAAGTTCTCTTGATGAAGGACGATGGGAAAAAATACATACACACCATGTACTTCATTCCGGAAAGAAAAATAGAGGACGATGACGATTCTTGCGCCGGCGCAAAATACGCCGACTGGGCGCGGGATGGATACATCACCGTAACGGAAGGCAGTGACATTGATTTGACGGTCGTGGCAGATTGGTTTTGGAGTTTGTACAAAGACTACGGCATCCGTCTGATGTGCTGCGGTTACGACCAGAAATTTGCGAAGGACTTTCTCCGACAGATGTCGGAATACGGCTGGACGAAAGAGGGCGGCGAGTTGGAATTGATTTTACAGAATGCTATGACGCTCGATACGGCCAACAAATTTGTAGAGACGGACTTGAAGAAAAGGAATATAAACTATAACAATAACCCGGTAGACCGGTGGTGCTTTGGAAATGCCGGACTTTCGGTTGACAATAAAGGAAAATGTTTAGTTGTGAAAACGGCAAGAAACAAGAAAATAGACGGAGCGGTTACGACGGTGATTTTGTACGAAACATATAGGCGGTTCCGCGCTGATTTAAAAAGAATGGTCAAAGAATGGAGGCAATCTGATGGGATGGCTAGGGAAGATAATCTCGAAAGTTAAAAACACAAAATATGCGGATGTGATGACCGGGCAGGTTCCGATATTCAGCCAGTTCGGGCGAGATATCTACGTGTCGGATGTAGTGCAGCAGGCAATAGAATGTATTGCGAATGAGATGTCGAAACTGGAGCCATGTTTTATTCGTGGCGTTGGAAATGATTATCAGACGCCGGAGAACGACGTTTATCAAATCCAAAATCTTTTGGACAATCCGAATCCGATTATGACAAAATCGGAGTTTATCGAAAAACTTACCTATGGATTGTACTTACGACAAAACGCTTTCGCGGTGCCGGTGTATGACATAGTTAAGCGGTCAGACGGCAGCAGTTACAAAAGATATAGTGCAATTTACCCGGTTGACCCTCTGATGACAACCTTTCTTGAAACACCGACCGGTGATTTGATTGTGGAGTTTGAATTTGAAAACGGATATAAAACACAACTTGCATACAGCGATGTGATACACATTCGGATCAACTACTTTGCAAACGACTACATGGGCGGTGATGCATCGGGAAATCCGGACAGACGAGCACTTTTAAAGACACTGCAGCTAAACGAGGATATTATGCAGGGAATATCGGGAGCGGTGAAAAGTAGTTTTGCAATAAACGGTGTTGTAAAAACACAAACATTCATGAGTGAAGAAAAAGCTGAAAAGAGCATCAAAGAATTTGAAAGAAAGCTAAACAATGCGGAAAACGGCATTTTACACTTAGATGCAAAAAGCGATTACGCAAAAATTACTCGTGACATTAAACTGGTGGACCCTGACACCATTCGCTTTATAGATGAAAAAATCCTGAGAACGTTTGGTGTTCCACTATCGATACTGACAGGCGATTATACCAAAGGACAGTATGAGGCTTTTTACCAGAAGACGATTGAGAAGTTGGTAGGAAGATATCAGGAGGCGTTTACAAAAGCACTCTGTACACAAAACATGAGAGCGAGAAACTTGAAGATAGCATTTTTCACGCACGAGCTTATCTTTATGAGCATAGAGCAAAAGGTCGAAATGGTGAAGTATTTAGGAGACACCGGAACACTCTACGAAAATGAGAAAAGGGTAGCGTTTGGTCTTAAGCCAATGAAAGAGTTAGAAGGTAAACGAAAACAGTCATTAAATTATATAGACACAGATATAGCAATTGATTATCAGCTTGCAAAAGCAAAAGGAGGGACAAAAAATGAGCAAGAGTGACAAGGCAGAACGCCGGGCGTTTATGTTTGATGTTCGGGCAGAGCAGGACGAACGAGGAAATTACATAGAAGGGCGTCCGGTTGTGTATGGCAAAGAGGCAGATATCGGCGGCATCTTCCGCGAGGAAATTGTACCGGGGGCACTGGACAAAACAGACCTGCACGACGTTTGTTTTTTAACAAATCACGACCTGAACAGAATCCCACTGGCGAGAAGTCGAAACAACAACAAAAATTCGACGCTACAGCTTACGGTCGACAAGGAGGGGCTTAAGATTCGAGCCTACCTCGACACAGAAAACAATGCCGATGCAAGGGCACTTTATAGCGCCATCGAACGCGGCGACATTACGGGCATGAGTTTCATGTTTTGGATTGAGGAAGAGCGTTGGGAAGACCTCGACACGGACTACCCAAAGCGCTTTATTGAAAAGATATCCACCATTGTGGAAGTATCGGCGGTGACTTTTCCGGCTTATGAAGATACTTCCATTATGGCTAGAGATAAAAAAGCACTGGAAAGTGCGCAGAGGGCGCTGGAGAGTGTCCGGGGAAAATCACTGGAGAGTGACGAGTTGGAACTGTGGAAAGAAAAAGTAAAACTGAAAGGAGCATTTTAAAAATGAGCAGACTTGAAAAACTGAAAGCACGTCAGCAGAAATTGATGGAGCGCAAAGAAGACTTGCTGAAACGCGCCGAGGAATCGAAAGATGTAGCCGAAGTACGGAGCATTTACGAACGCTTGACGGAAACGGCGGATGACTTAAAAGACATCGCTGAGGAAATCAAGGACTTGGAATCCGAAGGCGAAGGAAACAACAAAGACGAAGGAGAAGGAAATCCAAAGGGCACAGGCCAGAATGAAGACGGTCAGAGAAGCAACATTCAGACCGGAGAGATGAGAAACGCGGGTATCGTTGGAGCGTTCCGTTCAAAACGTCCGGAATCTCAGTTGGAAACGGACGACCCAACAGAAAGAAGCGAGTACAAAAAAGCGTTTCTTGAATATGTGTGCCGTAGTACACCGATTCCTACAGAGTTACGTGTGCCGATTAAAAGAGAGGCAGCAGTCACAGGAACGGCAGATGCCGGGGCGGTAATTCCGACCACTTTGGTGCGTGAGATTATCCAGAAGTTGGAAAGCTATGGAAACATTTACGCCAAAGTTACCAAAACCAATATTCAGGGCGGCGTAGCCATCCCAATCCTCTCAATTAAGCCGGAGGCGGCATGGGTCGGCGAAAAGGCATCAGACAGCCAGAAGTTGAGCGCGGACGAAAAGGTTACATTCAGCTATTACGGTGTCGAGTGCAAGATTGCACAGACCTTGTTGGCGTCTGTAGTGACAATCGAGGAGTTTCAGAAGCTCTTTGTGCCGCTTGCTACAGAAGCAATCATGAAAGCTCTTGAGAAGGCAATCATCAAAGGTGATGGCACAACACAGCCGCTTGGAATCTTGACGGATACACGTGTAAAAACTGTTGTCACCATGGCACCGGAAGATATGACGTGGAACGGCTGGCATAGAATGAAGGCAAAAATCAAAAAGAGCTATCGCAAAGGATGCTTCATCATGGCACAGTCGACGTTTGACGAGAAAATCGACGGTATGGAGGATAAGAACGGCCAGCCGGTTGGACGTACAAATTATGGAGTTAATGGCGAGGAAACCTACCGCTTTATGGGTAAAGACGTGGAGACTGTTGAAGAGGAATTGCTTCCTTACTACGAGGACGCAGCTGTCGGTGATGTGTTCGCCATCTACGGCGACCTCAAAGACTACGTCGTGAACTCGAATCTTGAGATGCAGGTAGTGAAGTGGATTGACCACGACACAAACGAAGTCAAGAACAAAGTTATCATGATTGTGGACGGAAAGATTGCAGATGCGAACGGATTTGTCCTTATCAAAAAAGGTAAGAGCAAAACAAGCTCAAGCACAACACCCGATAAAAGCGAAGAACCGACTGGATGATTGACGAAAGGAGACTATTATGGCAGAAATGACGGAAGACGAACAGCTTAAAGAAGTTAAAGACTCGCTCGGAATTACCGGCAACTATCAGGACGCGAGATTGCTTGGGTATCTGAGAGAAATCAAACAATACCTGACGGATGCCGGAGTTCCGAAAGAAAATCTTTCGTCGTCTGCCGTGATGGGTGTTCTTTCAAGAGGTGTCAACGACCTTTTGTACAGCGGCGAACTGTCGGCCTACTTCAAAGAAAGAGTAATCCAGTTGAGTTACTAGGAGGTGACAGTATGGCATGGCAACCGAATTTACCATATGTAACGCCGGCGAAACTTTTGAATCCGATCGGCAAAACATTGATAAAAGGCGTGAAACAAAAGCAGTACGGCGAAGGTGAACGCGTCTATGTGTCTTTCCGCACCTTTGGAGGCACAGAAAAGACATCGAACGGGCAGATTGTTGTCGAAAACACCGCAACGCTTGAGACGTGGTTCAGACCGGACATTACTCCGGCGAGCCGTTTCAAAATTAACGGGACAACGTATGAGGTATTAGGTACTCCGGAAAACATCGCTATGAAGAATCAGTACCTTGTAGCAAAGGTCAGAGCCGTTAAAGGGGGCGCGTGATGGCAAGGAAAGGCATGATTGACTTCTCCCAGTTGGAAGATTTAGCAGAAAAGTGGGAGAAAGCAGGAGGAAAGGTTGAACAGCTTGCAGAAAGTTGTCTGAAAGCGGCACACGAAGCGGTGACGCCGCCTATCGTGCAGGACATGACGAAGCACCACCGAACCGGAAGCACGCAGGAGTCCATCGTCACAAAAGCCGACGTGAAATGGGATGGCACCAAAGCCAATATCTCGGTCGGATTTGACATCAAACAAGGTGGATTACCATCTATCTTTTTGATGTACGGCACGCCGAGGATGAAAAAGGACACAAAGCTGTACGCTGATGTGTACGGAAAGAAAGCACAGGAACGAATCAAAAAAGCACAAGAGGAGACGTTTCAAAAAGGGATTAAAAAACTGCTAGGAGGCTGAAAATGGAAGATAAACTGATTGAAATATTATCACAATATGATTATCCGGTGATATTGCAGGGTTCCCTTGCACAAGGGGAAGAGTATCCGGAACATTTTTTTACATACTGGCAGAATCCGGGAGACGACTCCAGCTTTTACGATAACAAAGCGCATTGCGGACTTTACGACTATGATGTCAACTTTTACAGTACGGACGCTGCACTGGTATATAAAATGCCGGTGACGGTCAAGCAGGAACTTGTTAAGAATGGTTTTATCGTGCCGGGAACAGGGTACTCAGTCGCAAGCGACGAGCCTACACATACCGGGCGCGGTATCCATGTAATTTATAAAAAAAGAAATTAGGAGGAACAAAAAAATGAGTGATGAAAAAATCGTAGAATATCGTGGTATCAGAAACCTCGTGGTGGCACCGTTAAAAAAAGACACGAAAGACGAGCTCACTTATGATACACCGTTTGCTCTTGCAGGCACTTCGGAACTGTCAAAGGAAACCGAATCATCAAGTGATACTCACTACTATGACAACGAAGCGGCGATTGTTATTAACACAACCGGAGCAGATACGGTCAATGTCAATGTATCGGCGGTATCACTGAAAAATACATCAGCAATCACCGGGCAGAAATTCGACGAGAAAACCGGTGCACTGATTGAAGGAACGGCAACACCGCCATACATGGCTATGGGCTATATCACAGAAGATACAGACGGCAGAGAATACTATGTATGGCGCTTAAAAGGCAGATTCGGAAACCCGTCCGATTCACACAAGTCGAAAGATAATGGCACAGACGCAAACGGTCAGGAACTTGCCTACACTGGTGTAAACACACAGAAGAAATTCGTTGCAAACGACAACAAATCGGCAAAAGCAACGGTTGTTCCGGCTGACTCTTGTGGTATGTCTGAGGAGGAATTCTTTTCCAAAGTACAGACACCTGATGACATCATCAAAACGACACCGAGCGGCGAACAGACCCAGAACGCAGAGGAAAATCCGGCAGGCTAAGGAGGTAGCGCATGTTTAAGTTAAACATTTACAAAGAACATTCTCCCAAAGAAATCGAAAAGACGTACGAAACGGAAGAAATCCATGTGATGTATGGCACGCTTGAAGATATTGCTGCTGTGGTAAACTGCGATATTACTGAAAAGAACAACGCCATTACCATCGGCAAGACAGTTGTTCAGGCGATGCCGGTCATTAACGATTTACTGTTGACTATGTTCGACGGATTGACGCGCGAGGAACTGCGGCGCACAAGGCTCGAAGAGGTAATCAGCCTCATCATTGATGTGACGCTTTACACTGCGGATGAAATGCTGAACATTGGAGCAGACACAGAGGGAAACTAGAGCGGTGCGACGACGTAACAATCTATGAATCTATGTTTGAGATGGACGTAAGCCTTTGCCGGGTGTTTGGGGCACTTGACCCAATCCGGCTGAGGACTTACACGGGGAAAGAAGTATTTCTCCTCATGCGCCGGTTGCACCAGTACAACGTGAGAAATTATACAGAGGATGGAAAGCCAAAGCAAAAAGTATATCGCCGGAAAGCGACGAGCTGGTTTTAGAGGCTGCCGGGCGGTGCTCGGCGGCTTTTTTGAAAGGAAGATAGTATGGCAGAGGAAAACGTAACAACGAAAATTGGAATTGATATATCCGAGTTAAAAAAGAATATCACCGAAGCAAACCGCCGCATCCGGTCACTCAATGCGGAGTTTAAGAGCGCAACGGCGGGGATGGACAGCTGGAGTGATTCCACGGACGGGCTCGCGAAAAAAGTTGAACAGATGACCGGAATTGTGGAGCAGGAAAAGATTAAACTGTCGGCATTGGAAGAACAGTACAAGCAGATTGCAAATACGCAGGGAAAAGATTCGAAAGCCGCAGAAGAACTTTATATCAAAATGAAAAATCAAGAGGCAGCAGTCGGAAGAGCGTCAGCCTCTTTAAAAAAATATACGGAAAAATTAACCGAGACAACGAAAGAAGAACAAAAAAGCAAAGGAGCGTTCGCTTCTTTGGAAGAGGAGATATCGAATCAGGAAAAAGAACTTGACCGCCTGAAAGATGGATATAAAGATGCTGCCCTTGAGTTCGGAGAAACGTCAAAAGAAGCCAATGCGTTCCGTGGGGACATCCAAAAACTTTCCGGAGAACTTGCAGACAACAAAAGCAAAGCGGAACAGTTGCGTACGAGTACGAATAACTTGGACGAAAGTTTTGAAAAAACAAAACAGGCAGCAGAAAAAAGCGAAGATGGATTCAGTTCGGTAAAAGTAGCAATCGGTAATTTGATATCCGAGGGTATTAAAAAGATGACGCAGGAGGCAGTAGACGCCTTAAAAAGAATAACAGAAGAAACCCAGACGGCTTCAAATTCGTTTCAGGCCATTACGGGGGAAACCGATGCCGTCACACAAAAATTTTCTGATAAAATGAAAGAAATGTATAAAGATGGCTATGGTGAATCATTAAAAGACATCGGCGACAAAATGGCATATGTCAAACAGGTTACAAAAGAGACAGATCCGTCAAAGGTCAAAGAACTGACAGAGAACGCAATAGCCCTAGAGGATACCTTTGGTTCGGATTTTCAGGAGACCATCCGAGGCGTAAATGGATTAATGACGCACTTTGGTACGGATTCAACGAAAGCGTTTGATTTGTTTGCAAAGGGTTCACAAAAGGGATTGGACTATACGAACGAATTAGGGGATAACGTGGCAGAGTACGGCGGCAACTTTAAACAAGCTGGGTATACTGTCGAAGAATACTTCCAGTTACTTGCAAACGGCACGAAGAACGGCGCCTATAACCTTGATAAAGTAAATGATTCTATCAACGAGGTCAAGAACAAGCTCGGAGACGGAAGCATTGAAAAAAATATCGGTATATTCAGCAAGGATACAAAAAAATCTTTCAAAGCATGGAAAGACGGAAAAGGCACCATGAAAAAGGTGATTGATTCGATCGTAAAAGATATTAATGGATGTAAAAATGAACAGAAAGCGTTGACGATGGCGTCCACAGCATTTGGAACAATGGGAGAGGACGCCAACTTGAAGGTGGTTAAGTCGTTAAAGAGTACCGGCAAAACGTTCAAAAAGGTACAAGGCTCTGCGGAAAAGTTAAAAGAAGTAAAGTATGACGATGTGGCGACAAAATTTAAAAATATAGGGCGTACGGTTCAGCTTGACTTGTTTGTCCCTCTGGCAGAAAAATTACTCCCTAAAATTGAACAGTTAGCAGATTATGCAATCAAACACATTGACGGAACAGAGCGCGCAATCGCGATATTGGGCGGCACGATGGGATTGGTATTTGCGACGGCTAAATTTGTAAAGCTATATCAGACGTTACAGACCATATACAAGGCTTTTATTACATTAAAGACGGCCATAGCATCGACCGCGGCAGCGCAGAAAGTATTAAATCTAATTCAAGCGGCCAGTCCGATGGGACTGCTTGTGGCTGGAATTGGAGCCGTGGTGGGGGGATTGGCGTTATATGCGGCAGCAACCAAAGCAGCGACTGACGAAACGGACAAAGTAAGCAAAGCAGTAGATGAATCGGCAAAATCTTATCGTGATATGAAAAAAGCTACCGAAGAATCTATGAAAAACGTTCAAAGTCAATTTAGCTACTACGATCAGTTAAAGACGGAACTTGACAACATTGTTGACAAAAACGGGAAAGTCAAAAAAGGGCAGGAAGATAGAGCAAAATTTATCGTAAACACCCTCAATGATGCGCTTGGCTCTGAAATAAAAATGACAAAGGGCGTAGTAGAAAACTATAAGTCAGAAAAGAAAGCACTCGACAAATTACTTGTCAGTAAGGAAGCCGAAGCAATTCTGGAAGCAAACAAATCGGATCGCGATAATGCAAATAAAGAAAAGGCAAAAGCATTCGAGGAATTGAGTGCTGCTCAAAAAAAATACAAAAAGACGACGGACGACTTGGCCATTGCTCAAGAAGAATACAACAAAATCAATGACATGTCTATAGATGAGTATGTAAAAGCCGGCGGAACGGTTGAAACGTATAAGCAAGAATTGTACAAGGCGAGCGAAAAAGTACAGTCATTGATGGATAAGCAATATGAACAAAACAAAACGGTGGAAAACGCAGAGGATACATGGGTGGGTTATAATGCGACAATTCAAAATTACGAAGGACTTTCCACCGCGATTATTTCAGGAGATACAAAGAAGATAAATAAAGCTGTTCGGAATATGACAAACAACTTTGTGACGGCGGAACAAGGAAACGAACGCATCCTTAAACAACAAGTCAAGGACATGAAAAAGAAATATAATGACTTGAAAGATGCTGTCAAGAACGGAACGCCGGGAGTCACACAAGAAATGGTTGACGGGGCGAAACAAATGGTTACAAAAGCGGAGAAAGAACTTAAAAAGTCAGAGAAAAAAGCCAAAAAGTCCGGACAAAAGACGACAAAAGAATACAAAGAAGGTCTGGAACTTGGAAAAAACAAAGCCGGAAAATCAGCGGAAGACATTTCAAAGCTGGTTGAAAAGAAAATGAAGGGTATCAAATCAAAAGAAGCAGGCGAAAACTTTGTAAAAGGTTTGAAAACCGGAATGGAAAAAGGAAAACAGAGCAGTGGCCTAATAGCAAAGGTCGGAAAATTGGCGGATAATATGCTGTCGAAACTTAAAGAAAAGCTCGAAATCCATTCCCCATCAAAAAAGACAGAAGAAATTGGTAAGTACTTCACCATCGGTACCGCTAAAGGTATCGAAAAGGCATATGATGCTGTAGGAAGAGCCGTTACAGCATTAGCAAAGAAATCTTTGTCCCAGCTTAAAAAGGCAAATAAGACGGGCAAATACGAAGACATTGGCACAAAGGTTTCGGAAGCGTATGCGAACGGCATCACGAAGCGGGAGCAGAAAGCAGAAAAAGCGGTCAAGAAACTTGTTGACCGGGCAGTAAAAAAAGCACAAAAGGAGACAAAAAACAAAAAGTCAAAGGAGAGTTTTAAGAAACTGGGCGAGAATCTGGCGGAATCTTTCTCGACGGCTTTCTCAAAGGCGGCAGAAAAAGCGGCGGAGAAGGTACAAAAAAAGATAGAATCCATGACCTCATCCGTACAAGAAAAGTACGACGCTGTAAAAGACCTGCAGGATGACTTACAGAGCAGATTATCAAGCGGTGATTTGTTTACAAAGGATGATGACGGAAAGATTACACTTGCCGACTTCAAATCAGAGACAGCGAAGATTATCCAGTACGGCAAGAACATGGAAGCGTTAAAGAAAACGCTTTCCTCTGAACTAATGACGGAAATTGCCGCTCTTGATACATCGGATGGACTTGATTTGACAACGAAGTTGCTGTCATTAAACAGCCAAGAACTCGCGGCGTATAACAAAGCATATACGGATAAAATCAATGCATCCAAAAAGGTGGCAAACACTTACTATGCGGAGCGAGTAAAACAAATCAAGGACAACTATACAAAACAAGTTAAAACCGTGATGGCGAGACTGGAAAAGCAGCTTGAAAACATCGGAGAAAATGCAATGAAAGGATTTGTAAAAGGGTTCAATTCAAAGAGTGCGGAACTGAATAAGTCGGCGAAGCAGTTAAAAAAGACATTGGTGAGCAGCATCAAAAAAGAACTGGGAATCCACTCACCATCCAAAGTAATGGACAGAGAAGCAGGTGTGTTTATCATTCCGGGATTAACAAAAGGTATTGAAAGAAAACTCCCGGCACTCCAGCAGATGATGCAGAGGGTACGAGAGAATGTGGTAAACCCAATGAAGAACGCCGCCACTACGGCAAACTTGGATGTGGCCGCAAGAGGAGCAAGGAACATCGAGAAAGCGGCAGCAGCCACGACGAATACATACAACTTCTACCAGACGAACAATAGTCCAAAAGCACTGAGTCGGTGGGATATTTACAGACAATCGAGAAACTTGTTGGGAGGTGTAAGCAATGTTTGAATTTAGTGTACAAAACGACAAAGGCGAGGCGCTGGAACTGACAGACAACCCGAACTATAACGTTGTCAAGATTACCGGACTGACACCGGCGGGATGTACCATCAACACGGCAGCAGCTACCGGGATGGATGGAGAAGAACTCAACTCCATCCGTATTAATAAACGCAACATCACGATAACGATTATCCCGGAGTACCCGATTGAGGAAAACCGCAATGCGCTGTATCGATATTTTCCAGAAAAAAAGAAGATTAGACTGTTTTATGAAAATGGCACCAGAAGCGTATATATCGATGGTTATGTAGAAAGTATGGAGATAGATTTATTTGTAATGAGGGAAACATTTCAAATATCCATACTATGTCCGAATCCGTTCTTTGTCAATACGCAGGAAACGGGAGTGTTCTCGTGCGTTCCGGAGATACCATTGCTTGAATTTCCGTACTCCGCCGAAGATATGGAAATGTCTGAAATTGCTACGGGTGGCTTTGTGCTGAACAATCCGGGAACGGTGCCATCCGGAGCATTGTTCCATGTCTCGATTACAGCACCAACCGAAAGCCTTACAATATACACAGACAGCGGATTCTTAGGCATAAAAGAACACTTACAAGCATTTGACAACGTATACATCCGGACAACCACGAAAGAAAAAGCGATATGGCTAGAACGTGGCGGAACGGTGACGAATCTTTTGCCGAAACGCATCTCTGGTATGACATGGGCGCAGGTAGAACCGGGAACCAATCATTACCGTGTTGAAGTGGACATACCGACCGGCTACATCATGGATGTAACGTATCGGGTGCTGTATGAGGGGGTATAACCATGATTGTTTATATTACAGATGAAACGCTGACGGAAATTGGAGTGATCGACCACGGCAGTGTCATATGGACGCAAAAGTATAATGATTTAGGCGAATTTGAAATCACAGTACCGGCAACACTTGAATTATTGAATCTGTTCCGCTCCGGAGTATTTGCGTTGAGAGAAGAATCGGAAAGCGTGATGATGATCGAGAAAATTCAAACGAAGACAAATCCGGAGTCGGGGGATTATATCGTGGTAACCGGGCGAAGTGCGGAGGCGTTGCTAAATCGTCGAATTGTCTGGGAACAAACGAATATCGATACGGATATTGGAGTGGCAGTGAGTTTATTGATTGAGCAGAACGTGACAAATGCCACGGACACAAACCGAAATATCCCATTGCTAAATATCGGCACCATCGAGGCAGCAGGACAAACCACGCAGAGACAGCTTCGAGGAGAATGCATATATGACACCGTAAAAGAAATGATGGACTTGGCAAAGATGGGCTTTCGTGTACGCCGTTACGGGCGCGTGCTGTATATGGATTTATACCACGGCAAAAAAACAGAGGTAATATTCAGCCGGGAATTTGACAATCTATCGCAAATGGAATACACGGCGGACAATACAGACTTCCGGAACACGGTGCTTGTGGTGGGCGAAGGCGAGGGAACGGCTCAAAAAACAACAGCCATTTGCGCCGGCGCAACACTTAACAGGTGTGAAATGTATTTGGATAAAAGTTCTTCAAGTACAAACGAAGGAACCATCACGGACGAAGAGTATCAGAAAACACTTCAGGGCGAGGGAACGACAGCGCTTGCAGAAAAGAAAACCGCGGAAACGGTAACAGTGGAGGTTGACACGGACGGAATCTTTCGATACGGAATCGATTTCACCTTGGGAGACATCGTGACAGTCATAGACCCGTACGGTGATAAAGTGGCCGTTCGGGTGTCGCAAATCACAGAAAACAACGACGAGAACGGAAACAATTTCGTACTCAGTTGTGAAAAAATATAAGGAGGCAACAAGATGGTTAAATATGGTTTTTTCAATTCAATGGAAGGCGACCGTGTATACAGTGCGGAAGATTTAGCGTGTATGTACGACGGTCTTGTATCAGACGGAGTAATCCGCGGGCTGGGCGCACAGCTAGAGGTGACGGCGTGCGACAAAATGCAGGTACTTATCGGCACCGGCAAAGCTATCGTTGGAAGAAAGTGGATATGGAACACGGAGCAGTTAGCACTTACCATTCCACCGGCAAACGAAAGCAGTGTACGTCTTGACCTGATTGTGGCACGTGCGGACTTTGTGAACCGTAAAGTATCTTTTGAGGTAGTCAAGGGTGACGATATTGGAAGTCTGCCAAAACCGGTGGACACATCAACAATTAAGGAGATACCACTGGCATGGTTATCAATTCCGGCAGCAGCTACAAAAATTAAGACGGAAAACATCCATGATTCCCGCGAATTTGCGACCATTGACAATCTGCAAAACTCGGCCGTGGAATACAAAAGCAGCAAAGGCGCGGTTTTTGTGTCTCAGGAAGCGGAAAGCAGTGCGACCAAGTTTTATGAGAGACCAGATTCGCAGGTAATCGTAAATGTGTTAGAATTAAACGGAAACAAGATTGTTGATGTAACGGCGAAAAACATTGACATATGGATGGAAAAGGGAAAATCTTATGAAGTCAAGCCTCTGATGCCAAGCGGTGACTTGTTTAAAATCCCGACAGATGCCACGGTGGTGCAGATATACGGAAATGGAGACGGTCAGGTTAATTATATAGGCCCGGGAGTAGACAGTTCCGACAACAGAACGTACTTCGGTTTAATTACGCATGAGGGAAGTACAACAGGAAACAAAATCAGATTGTCGGCGCTTAAAATAAGTTATATGCTGCTAAACAAGAAACAAAAATTGACGTACTAAAAAAAAGAGGGGCTTCCCCTCTTTTTTAGTAGAATCCAAATTTGTAAATCACAAGAATTGCAATCACCGTACAAAGAACAATAGTAAATAAATCAGAACCGCGTATCTTTTTCTTGCCGGCCGTTTTCCTGACTTTCAGTGGGGCATATGACCGGTACCGATGCATTTGAATCAA